GCTCTTTATGTGAACCGGGATGGAAGAAACCCTGTGATTGTGGAGATCATGAATTTCATATTACAAATTTTAAACCAGAATCATTGACAGCTTAAAAAAAAGAGAACCCATGAAAATAATTGAAGTAGAATGGACTGTTACTCCAAAATCAGGAATAACGAATATTGATCTTAATGAATTAGGTTGTAAAAGTATTGAGGAGTGGGATTCATTAAGTATTGAAGAGAAATATAAAAGAATTGAAAATGCTATCCCAGAACACGACCTGAGTATGATAAAATTTCATTGCACTTATTTTGAAACAACGGAGGATGATCTATGAACCCAAGAGAACAATTTGAAAAGGAAACCGGGATGACAACCGGGATAATGTTTGCTCATTCTGTTGGTTTTCGGGATGAATATGTTTTGTGGCTTGAAAAAGAACTTTCCAACTTAGGATTTGCTGAACCCATTAAGCAATCCAATCCAGAACCAACAACGGAGGAACTGAAACCCTGTGGAGAAAACTACTTTAAAAAAGATGGTCAATGTTATAAGTGCTTAGGGGTGTGTATTAAAAACGATTGCAGTAATTATTCTAAAAAGAATTAATAAAACGAAAGGAGAACCAAAATGAGTAATGGATTTATTGATTTTGCACCTGTAAAAAACTGCAAATCACCGGAACTGACTTACGGCGAAATTTGTGTTAAGTGTAACAAATGCGGTAGGTTCAACCAAAAATGTCTGATTTGTAACAAGGTCATCAAACCGGATGATGATATAATTGAGGTTGAACTTTTTGATGTGTTCAGTGCGGTTATTTGTATGGGCCACGAACAGGTTATTAAGAAATACGGAGTGTATCACCCGGCTTATAAAAAGTATTTTATCGACATGACCAAAAAGGAATTTAAAAAAGAATTGAAAGGAGAAAAACAATGAGTAGGGAAATAAAATTCAGGGGAAAAAGTAAAGAAACCGAAAAATGGTTATATGGTGATTTAATTCACTACGGAAAGACCCTTTGTATTGCTCCGGAAGACGAAAATTGGTTTGATTTTGTTGGGACAAAAAGATTAATTAACTCAAAATTTGAGGTAATTCCTGAAACGGTTGGTCAATTCACTGGATGTGTAATTTATAGGAAGGAAATGTTTGATGGCGATATTATAACTCATTCCTCAAGGAACGGTGGGAACCCCCACGTTGTAAAATGGAGTTGTAGTCAAAGTGGGTGGATTGGTGATTATGGACTTCAATATCCGTTGGTATCGACAGAATTAATGGAAATCGAAATAATTGGAAATATTCACGAGAATCCAGAATTACTCAAATGAGATCCCTTTGTAAAATCCTCTATTGGTTGTTTTTAGACCTTATAGCCTTAGTAGGGTTAATTCTTATCAGTTATCTAACATATTACATTACTCATCCCGCAGAAGCCGGGGAATGGGTTAAACAGTTTTTAAACGCAACAAAATGAAAGAACATCCTATTTTATTTTCAACTCCAAGCATTAAAGCCATCCTGGCCGGAAAAAAGACAATGACCAGAAGGATCATAAAGCTTCCAAAGGACTTCACCGGTGAAGCGGTATATGACAATTACCCATTTGGATTAAAATACACTTCGTCTCTTGGCGGTGGAATGGTTTGTAGATTATTACCAAAATGGGAGGTCGGAGATGTTTTATGGGTAAAAGAAGTATGGTGCAAACTTGTACCGGAACATTTTATCACGACAAATTATGTTTACAAGGCAGATTCAAATTTGGATACGGAGGAAATAAGGCGCGAATATATTAGGTGTGGATATCCCTATAAATGGAAATCCCCAATCTTCATGCCGCGATCTTCCTGTCGGATTTTGCTTGAAATAACGGATATTAAAGCAGAACTATTGAAAAGTATTTCAGATGAGGATGTAATAAAGGAAGGTGTACGTCCTGATTTAGCAACATATCATCCCGAAGGTGTGTTTTACTCGGCCTTCATGTCGTTATGGGATAGTATTCATGGCAAGGGCGCACACGAATTAAATCCCTGGGTGTGGTGTCCTTCTTTTAAAATCAAAGAAATAAAATCCTGAACTAAAAAACAAGGAGGGAAAATGAAAACTATATTAGAATTCTTTAAAAACGAATGGTATGTAATCTTGATAGTAACGATAGTAACAGTGTCTTTTAGTTGGTTTATTTTCCTGTGGGGTAAAATATCATATGAGGATTATAAACAGGAGAGATCCATAGAAAACAATCCCTTCCCATTAAATGAGTGCAGTGATAATACTTATTTTTGTGGGAATGTATTTGTGCCGAATGGGGGTTACGAAATTTTTTATGATTGTAGTGTTAGAAGTAGTGAAAAGGGAAATCTGAATACCTGTATTGGGTATAGTGGTATTCGGCGTACCACATATGGTGAAAACAGTATTATTAGAAGCAAGGAAGCGTTTCATTATACTAATTGTATCATCGGGTTTCCCGCAGGGTATCGAAATCCTGCTTATTATAACAAACATCACGGTGTTGCAATCGGATCTGGAACAATTAAAATAAAGGAGGAAAAATGAATGCAAGAGAATTAAGAATAGGAAATTTGGTTATCTGGAACGGAGACCCGGAGGAATCTGGTTTAATTTGCCCTATTGATGGCGAAGATATTGATAAAATGGAGAGATCGGAAGCCTATTCAAAAGAACATTCACCAATCCAATTAAACGAAGAATGGTTGCTGAAATTTGGGTTTGAAGATGATCTGGATAAATGGTATAGTAAAGATTATTTTACACAGGGGGATGAGGATAATAAAATTCGTATATCGGTTAATTTGATTTCTAAAAGATGTTCTATAAACCAATTACCTGACGAAGACAACACTAACGACACCGGGCCGGCATACACGGGTTATGATATAAATTTTGTTCATCAACTTCAAAATCTTTACTTCGCTTTAACCAGCGAAGAACTAATAATGAAGGAGGAAAAATGAAAACCTTGTCTAATGAATTTAAGAAAATTTATAAGGTTCTGAAAATACAGACAGATGTGATTTTAATTATTCAGGAATATGATAAAAACGAAAAGTATGTTAAAATATTAAAGTTAATAGATAACACAAAAAAAGCAATTAATAAGCTGGATAAGAGAAAGAGAATATCGATTTCTACTGCGATCATTTTATGTAGTATGTTAAATATGGATATTTATTTAATATTAAACCCGCAGCCATTGCCAAAACATAAACCCGGCAGTAAAGTATGGTTAGTGAAGAAAAACGAAGAACTAAAAACTTAATCTATGCCTCTCGAAACAAACTCATTTGAAATCAGGTTTCCTGATATGTCAGACAGAAATAAACATTTTGCAGTTATTTCAGGATTCTTGGATATGGCAAACCCGGCTGAAGTAAAGAACTTCATAAAGTCAATAAAGGATCAACATGAAGTTGTGATGGAAAGAATAAAAAAGACCGATCCGGAAGAAAAAACAGAAATAAATCAAATAATTTAATTAACTTTAGAGTATGAAAAAGATTATAATAATTGTCTGTTTACTGATTTCAATATCAGTTCAAGCGCAAATCTATTTAGATAAATATCACGAAGTAGAGTACCGTTGTGAGGTTTGCGGGAAATATATATTTTCCTGGGAAAAAGAACTACAAATTGAACGTGGTTTGACTGGTACTATATCTGGCTGTAATAGTTTTAATTATAATTATTATAATTCACAATGTATTGTAGACAGCTTAACATGCAATGAATTTCATCTTAATTATTCAATAGACCATATTTGCCAGAAATGTATTGACAAATATTCTTATGATATAGAAGAAAAAATGGATATTGCTTGGGATCGTTATTGGGAAAAGATAAAATCCGAAAACCGTGAATATTGGTTAATGTATGATAATCAAAATAAGAAATCACAAGTAAAAGAGATCGAAGAACAGATTAAGGAGCTGGAACTACAAAAATTACAAATACTTCATCCGGAGCGTAAACCAAAAGAATAAAAATTTAATATAAGTGCTGTGCAAGATACTGTTAGTATTTTAGTTGATAGTGTAATAATTAATCATTTTAAAAAAGTAAAGTAAAAATGAACCTATTTACAGCAATCAGAAATTTGATTAAAAAACCGGATAATGAAATTTCCGTAGTTCAACTTTTTGTCTCAGGGAATCCGGATTATGATCATGATGTTATAAATACCGAAACGAAAATATCAATTTCAAAGGATTTAAGGCATTGCAAACACTCTAACCGGAAAGTCTCTTGGGTCTTTCTTATACCCGTTTACAAGGACGGGAAGTTGATCGAAAACATGGAATTTTCAACAGGAACAAGGATAAAAATATGAAATCAAACGCTAAACTGATAAAGAAGAAAAAGCCGAAGGTTATTAAACCAGATACCCGCTTTGATGATATTATATTCGACATTTCTGAAAATGGCACCCCAACAAGAAGGGCCATTAAAAGCGCAAAAATTGGAATGGCCGTATTTTATGAATTATTAAGGGATGAAGAAAAGCAGAAACGATACGCGCGCGCATGCGAACTCAGGTCTGACCGTATATTTGAAGAGATGATGGATATTGCGGATTCGACAAAAGATGATGTTGTATATGATGAAAATGGGAATAAGGTGGTAAATCATAATGTTATTAACCGTGATCGCCTCAGAGTAGATACCCGTAAATGGGTGCTGTCAAAGATGAATCCAAAGAAATACGGCGACAAATTGGAATTGGACGCAAATATTGAAGGCAACCTGTTAACTCATAAAATTGAAGTCGGAGTAGTAAATATTGCACTTCCGCTTTTACATAATGAATCAGAAATCCAGGATAAAAAGCTAACAGATGGAAAAGAAGTGTAACCACGTTTGGGAACCAGATTATAGATCTCAGACTGAAAGATGCCTCCGTTGTGGAGCGGTAAGGATGATCCGATTAAAACAAAAACAAGACTATGTTATTCGCCACAGGCCCGTTATACTCCGCAACCGTTAACTGTAAAAAAAAGTACATTATCCACCAGGGAGGGACTTCAAGCGGGAAGACTTATGCAATAAACCAATCCCGGTTTGTTAAGTGTATTGAGAATCCTGGGTTAATATCTACTGTTGTTGGTCAGGATATACCTAACCTGAAGCTGGGAGCTATGCGAATGGCTCTTCAAATCTACGATGAATCGAAAGAATTAAAGTATTTCATTCGAGACTTTAATCAGTCTGACCGGAAATTTACTTTTAAGAACCGTTCTATTCTTGAATTCACTGCATTCGATAACGAACAGGATGCGAAGAGCGGAAAGAGGGATGATCTGTTTATAAACGAAGCAAACGGAATTCCCTGGACGGTTGCCTGGCAACTTATGATCCGTTCAAAAAGCGTATGCATCGACTACAACCCTACAACATCGTTTTGGGTTCATAGAAAACTGATCGGAAGGCCGGACGTAGAGTATATCATTTCTGATCACAGGCATAATCCTTTCCTTACCGAAGAGCAGCACGCTGAAATTGAAGGAATCGAAGACGAAGACTTGTGGTGGGTATATGCACGGGGTAGAACGGGTGATATCAAAGGAGTCATTTACCAGAATTGGAAAGAGGTAGATAAACTACCAGATGTATTTGATGAGGAGATTTGGGCTATTGACTATGGATATACCGTTGATCCTACTGCTATTGTAAAAATGCGGTTTATAAAACCAAAATCGGTTTATGCTAAAGAAATATGTTACACACCTGGCTTGAGCGAACATGCTATAATCGAAGTCATGCAGAAAAATGGATTTGAGCCAGGTATGCCATTTTATTCCGAACACGACCCAGATAAGGTTGCTCAACTGCGTTCATTAGGGATCCCCGTATGGATGGCAGAGAAGGGGCCGGGGTCGATTAAGAACGGGATAATGAAGGTCAAACAGTTTGATATCTATTATACATCAGACAGTCATCATATCAGGGAAGAAAGAGCGGGGTATAAATGGCAGGAGATACTTAATTATGACGGATCCGGATCAAATATTATCAACATTCCAGATCCCAAATACCGGGCAAAACATTTACTTGATGATATCAGGTACGGTATCTATTCCCATTTCTTCAGACAATAAAACTTATTAACAAGAAAATGTTAGTGTTTTCTATACTGGACGAATGAGACTAATCGTTTAAGGATCAGTTAGAAATACATACACTGAATTTACATTTGATTTGAGATAAAAACATACATTTGTAAATAATTAATTGACAACTGTAATTTAAAAGAGTATATTTGTAGCCCATAATCTAAAAAAGGTTATGGGTTTTCGATTTCAGTCTCCATTATCTTTCCGTGAATCCCCTGATCAACTTGTCAATAAAATGATAAAGATTGATCAGAAGTTAAAAGCGTACAACACTCCGGTAGTTGTGCAGTTGACCGACTATACATACTGGCAACAAGTCGCAGGGAAGTTGGGGCTGACAATCACCGCAAAGATTTATGAAACTCAAACCGTATCAGGGCAAGCCTCTGCTTATTCTCTCTGTCCTATTGTTACATCGATTATTTCTAAAAGGGGAGACAATATGCGTAACGGTCGATGGGGCTTTGAGGACAGCAAAGGTAATACGGTAGAAAAAGGATCGAACCCGCTTTATTTTATTCTGAAACGACCGAACCCCTTACAAAGTTGGGGACAGTTTGTAACTCAGGCTTATGCCTTTCATGACATTTTCGGAGTATGTTATATGCTTCCTGTCGTTCCAGTTGGATTTGAAAGATCATCTGTGAAGTCTATTTTTATCATTCCGAACTGGTTAATTGATCCTAAGTACACGGGCAAAACTTATCTGCAAAGCGAGATTGAAGGCATAGTCTCTGAGTATCGATTAACTGGATTTCCAAAACCTTTCAAGCCAAGTGAGATAATTACTTGGTATGACAACTGTATTAACGCCAATCAAAGCGTTAACGGGATCTTTCAAAGCAGGCTTTACTCGTTAGGCGACCAGATTAGTAATTTCAATGCTGGCTATTCCGGCCGCAGAAATCTTATTGAAAAGGGCGGTGCTCTTGGAATGTGGGTCAATGACAATGCAAAAGATACCGCTGGGAGAAATCCGATAACTCCGAAAGAGAAAGAAGAAGCCCTAACTCAGCTTGAAAATACCTATGGATTAGAAAAAGGGAAACACCCATTTGGATTAACAACATCATCTATCAGGTTTGAAAAAGCCGGTTATCCTACAAAGGATTTGATGTTGTTTGAAGAAATTAAAGATTGCGCTCAGGTCATTGCAGCTGCATTTAATCTTTCTCCTTTTGACCTTCCCTGGGCCGACCAAACTACCTACACGAACAAAGATAAGACTGATCGTGCGCTTTATCAGAATGTAACTATACCTGATGCTGAAAGCCTTGCAAGTGTTTTAAAGGAATACTTTCAACTCGAAGAAAACTTAAGGGTTTATTTCGATCACATTGATTGTTTGCAGAAGTCAAAGAAAGACGAAGCAGACGCTTTGAGTTCTTTCGTTACTGCTGTAAGTAGGATGTTCCAGGACCGGGCAATCACAAAAGAAGAGTACAGGATATTGATTTCTGCGTTTATGCCAATGGGAACTTCGTTTGATGCTGAAAATATCCTTGGTGAAGAATATTATCAAGGTCAAAATACCACTTATGAATTAACTCCAAAAAAATGATTATGAAAAAGATATTATTTTCCTTGCTTATCATTCTTCCCCTTGTATCTATTTCACAGGGGACGAATGTTGTTTATAAGAAGTTTGTTACAGACGCAGTCTGTACGACTGATTCGGCATTTGAATTTTCCGTAAGCGAAAATTACTCATGGCAGATCATGATAAAATGGTCAGCCAATGACGGTACTACATCGACCGTAAAGATTCAACAGAGTGTTGATGGGTCAACATGGCTGGATTACGGCGGGGTGTCTGCGACAACACTAACGACAGCCACGGGATACACAGCCTACGAAGACGATGTTCTCACGGGAAATAAAATACGTGTTCTTTTCACTGTTCAAAGCGGGAAGACTGCAACCCTGAATTGCTGGTATAATCTTAAAAGAAGGTAATATGAAAAAGATTTTAACATTAATTTTTACAGTCATTTCGCTGACTATGTTTTCTCAGTCAGTCAATCGCCCGGCCCTGGATTGGGGTGTGACGGTTGCCGACATTTCTGTAAGTGATTCGATAAAGGCAAATACTGGTACTTTTCTTGGTGCATTAAGAGCTGCCGGGGCTACATTCTTCGATCTGCCAGATGACGCTACGGTAGATTCATTGGTTACGGCCGAGGATGGTATTTTAAAACGGACAACAATAAATGTAATTTATGATTCAATCCCGTTAATGAGAAATACCGATCATATTGTATTAAGAAATGCCGGAGATGCTTTTATTTTAACCGGGACATATGATGCGGGGTGGACTGAACCAGATCTCGGAGCAGGAGCACGACTTGTATGGCATCCGAAAAAAGCAGCATTCAGGGCTGGGTATGTGGCCTTAACTCAATGGAATGAAGCATCTATTGGTGGTTTCTCTTTTGCCGGTGGATATGGCACTACTGCAAGTGGTGATGGTTCAACGGCTTTATGTTATAATACAACAGCCAGCGGTGCATATTCATTTGCTTGTGGCGTTTCAACTACTGCAAGCGGGATAGGATCAACATCAACTGGATCTTCAACAACAGCAAGTGGTTCAGCAACATTTTCAGGAGGATTTAATACGAAGGCAGAAGCCATGTATTCGGTGGCTTTTGGTCGGTATAATGTCGGCGGAGGCGCAGTAACGTGGGTTGAAACAGACCCATTGTTTCAACTTGGAAACGGAACCGCCGATGAGTCTCGGGCAAATGCTTTCGAGGTTTTAAAGAACGGTCAAACAAAGGCATCATTAATTGTTATTGCTCCTGTAATTGCAATTACAAGTACAGACACGGCATCACTGAGCGGAACGTACACATATCCAGTCGGGTCGATGTTTACAAGGATTACCGCATCTGATACGTCGTTGTGGCTAAAGATAAAACTTACCGGGCCTATTGCTGCTCGTTGGAAGAAAGTAACGCTAACTCCGTAAATCATGGCAACAATCAAAGAAGGAAAACTGAGATATAAGTCTTTTATATCGAAAGTAAAAGAGGTTGGAGAAAACGGGATAGTCATATTCTATGCTGCTGTTTTCGGCAACACTGATAGGTATAATGAAATCTGCGATAAGGGTTGTTTTAAAAAGACAATCAAAGAAAACTTTGCAGAGATTATGCATTATAAAAATCATTGGTCAGAAAATATGCCAGGTGTGATTCAGGAACTCAAAGAGGACGATTACGGGCTATTAGTTAATTCAAAACTGATTCTTGAAACGGTTTGCGGAGAAGAAACATACGCCCAGTATAAAGCAATGGCAGAAGCTGGAAAGAGTATGCCTCATTCAATCGGTTATATCCCTGTTAAAACCGACCAGGAGGACCCATCAAATCCTACATCTCCGATTCACCTGAAAGAAATATTCCTTGGTGAAGTATCTACTCTTACTCGCAGGGCAGCTAATCCACTTGCCACAACCGTTGATATTAAGTCCTTAGAGGATATGGATGTTGACGAGTTGATTAAAGAGCAGAAGTTTTATGATCTGTTGTTGAACTGCAAGTTTACAGATGTAAAACTTGAACAACTTAAAAAATTAAAATCTAATATAGAGGCACTCATTATGAAACGCAGCCGGGAAGCCACTGTGGAAAGTACTGAGCCGCTTGACTTGAATAAAGTCGCTAAAGCAATTCAATCATTTACAATTAACTAAAGAAACATGAAAAAGGTATTAATTTTCTTTGCGATGTTGATTTTTTCGGCATTTGCAACTCAGGCGCAAACGATCCTTTTGACGGTTGCCGATCCTGTTTATGATTCTGTTCAGGACAATGTAGATACTTATTTCTATCTGCAAGGCGTTTCCGGAACAACCAATTCGACCGCTGGCCCTCATAGGATAAAGGCAGTAAAGCCCATAACCGGATATTGCCTGAAAGAACTTGTCGTTGGTTACACACATGGTCAGGTTCAGGGGTCGGGAGACTCTATTCACTTCCAGGTGCAAGCATCGCTCGATAATTCTGTTTGGTTTTATTTGAGCGAACTTCCCGATCAGTTTGCAGGAACCGGGACTACTGCTTTTACAACTCCGACAGGTATATGGTCGTCTCTTGGTATCACAGCTGGACTTGTTGAAACCGGGCTGTACACGTTTACAGACGGGGCGTATTGTTTCCCTTACTATCGAATTAAAGCGGATAACGATGCAACAGGTCATAAACTGATTCACGCTTATGCGATCCTGAAACAACTTTAATTATTAATCTCAAAAAAAATATTGAAATGAAAAAGTTAAACGAACAAAGAATGAAAAGGTTTGCGGGATTTGCAATAGCCGTCTTGGCTATCATTGCTACTATGATTCTGTTTACCGATGTAACTTCCGGGCTTGGAATCCTTGCAATGACACCTATCGTGGTTGGCGGTATGACTCTGGAAGGAAAGGAAGCCGAACTGTACACTGCACTTGTTGGCGCTATCAAAACCGAGATGGACAAAAAGGATAAAGACTATATTTCTGCAACGAAATTTCAAGAAAATGTCGCTTTAATCCTTAAAGAATTCAAGTTTGATCTCAAAGACAACGAACAGTTTAAATCCCTTCAAACAGCATTTGAAAAGCAAGGTCTTGAATTAAAAGCCTTACAGGAAAGAGGAAAAGAAAGTGAGCAATATAAATCTGTCGGACAACAGTTCAAAGATTACATGCTTGAGAACAAAGACGCTATGCAGAACCTTGCAAGCGGGAAAGTCAAAGAAGTTAAGTTTTCTGTAAAGGTTGCTGCAAACATGCTCGCTTCTACAAACGTAACCGGTACCGTGCCGGCTGCTTTCCGTGAACCGGGGATGGTTGACGTGGCCAGAGAGCAAAGATTCATCATGGACATTATAGGCTATGGCCCTACTGCAAACAAAACTATTGAATTTGTCGAGAAAGTCAATCCTGACGGAACCGTGGCTTTTGTTTTAGATACTGAAGCATTTGCTCAGATAGATTTCGACATCGAAGTTAACTCTTCGAGTGCAAAAGATACCGGAGCGTTCATTACGGTTCACGAAAATATGATCAGCGATATCGATTTCATGGCTTCTGAAATTGACCGTGAACTTATCTATCAGGTCAAGAAAAATGCTGACTCCGAAATCCTGTCAGGAACCGGGCTTACTTCACATCTGAAAGGGTTGACGGTTTATGCAAACGCCGGGTTCAGCGTTACGACCATCTCCGTAAAGACCCCGAACATCGGTGATTGTGTTTCGGCTTGTATTCGTCAGGTAGAACTCGTTGGGTTTGATACGGCAAATATGATTCTCATGAATCCTTCCGATTACGAGAGCCTGATCGGAACAAAAGACACTCAGGGAAGGTATGTTGGTCATCCGCTTCTCTCTCCTGACGGAACACGCTTTGCCGGTATTCCTATTGATCGTTCAAGTTTTATTGCTGCTGGATATTTGCTTGTCGGTAATAAACTGAAAAGCAATATTAAAGTTTTGCAGGATATTGAACTGGCAATAGGTTATAATCTTACCGGGGAGTTCACAAAACGACTGATTACCGTCCGTGCTGCTCTGCGGTTGCATCACTACATCAAAGACAATCACGTTAACTCGTTCGTCTATGATTCGATCACAAACATCAAAGCGGCAATTATTGAGGCTTAATCCTTAAATCATATAAACATGAAAGTAATCGAGAAAAACAAAGTAATCATTGACCCCCGCAAAAAGGTAGAGGTCATCGCCACCGAAAAACATCCGGCAAAAACCGGATCAACGCTGTTGGTTCCAGAACACATGGTTCCTCATCTCTTGAAAAAGGGAATGATTGAGGACCCAAAGAAGAAAGGAAAGTAAATGGCAACCGTTCCGTTTTTAACAAAGTCATATTTTATCGGAGATATATTCATTCCGAATCTTTCTCAGATTATCCCATCAAAGCCAAATAATTCAAATGTTGCGGAGTTGACTGATTTCATTGCTATTTACGAGCCGAAATATTTGAAATTATTGCTTGGAGAGGATTTATATGACTTGTTTTATGCGGGCATTGGCGCTACTTCGCCGGATGCTAAATGGACTGCTTTAAAGACAAAGCTGTATCCAGATTATTACAAAACACCGGCGGCCTATTACGTTTATTTCTTCTTACGAAGATTTCAATCAACTGTAACTACATTAAACGGAGAAGTTCAGCCATCCTTTGAAAATACTACGCCTGTAAATCAAAATTTCAAAATGATCTATGCGTGGAACAGGATGGTTGAACTTTCTACTGAAATACAGGAATGGTTAGAGGAGTCTGCCCAGGTCGTTTCTTACCCGGATTTTGCAATTGACGAAGACATATTAACGTGTATTAACCAATTCGGGATATGACAGTAGTAAGGCTATATGATATGTTTACGTCAATCGTTGCAGACGTTCATACGAAAGTTGGGACTCCGGGCGGTTATGTCATATCGTATATGTATGGGCATCCTATTGAAATCATTGAGAATCTACGTCAAATGTCAAAACGTGAAGAATATCCTATCGAAGAAATCGGTGTGGTTCTCGCTCCAAAATACCCGTTGATTGCGCTTTTTACTGATATTGAGGAAAAGAGGGGTGAGGACTGGCAAATAGAATCAGAAGTTGATTTGCATTTTATAATTGCAAACATTACTGAAAAAGGCTACACGGCAGAGGAAAGAGCAACTGTAAATTTTAAAGCAAAACTTTATCCGATTTATGATCAATTTTTGAAATCTATTGCTTCATCCGGGTATTTCAGAGAGTCTGTTTGGCAGGATATAAAACACACAAAGATAGACAGATTCTTTTGGGGAAAAACCGGACTATATGCGAATGCCGGTAACGTTTTTGAGGACTATCTCGATTGCATTGAATTAACTAATTTAAAATTAACACTACATAAAACATAAACAAAATGGGAAATTTTAATGATCCCGGAGTTGCTACGGCACTTGGAAACACAGGTGCTCCCTCCGCGGACTTCAAACCAAAAAATATCGTTTGGGGGTGTTTTCTCCCCAAAACGCTTGAATTATCAGCGGCAGAAATGGCAACGTCGGCTACATTCTTTACAAAGATGCAGGCCCTTGTCATTCTGCCTACTGCTACCCGCGCCCGTCCTTTTGGAAAGTTTGACAATCCGGAGGATAAGAGTGAGGCAACTGTTTATGAAACCACAAAATACGGGTCGAAACTCTTCGTGAGGGATGGCAAGTACATCTGGCGGTTCTCTATTGTCGGTTGCGGTGTGGGATGGCTTTCGAGCCTTCAGACATTAAACCAGTCCGCAAGTCAGAAAATCATCTTTGCTGACTCTGCGAACGTGGTCTTCGGAACAAAATCGACTGCCGTTGCTGGTGGAATGAAAGGTTTCTCGATTGAAAATGTCGAGTTTGAAAAGTGGACAATGAACGACGGCAGCAAAACAACCGGATATTACTTTGAAATCACACTGGCAAACCCGGAAGAGATGAACAAGGGAAACTGTGTTTTCCTTCCGCTTACCTCTGATCCAGCCGAATCAATTAAGGGAATTATCGACGTTGATTTGGTACTTGGAACACTTACCCCTGCCTCGAAAATCTCTATCAAAGTTGTCGAAAGATACAGCAGGGTTAATCTTTATTCGCTATATTCTGCACTATTGAATGATGAAAATGCCTGGGTTGTAACAAAGGCTGGTG